CCGGCAAAAGCTCCCGGCGGTTGTTCGTGCGCGGTACGACGCGGCCCAGACGACGGCGGAGAACGCACGCCACTGGGCAATGGCCGACGCGCTGTCGGCCGACAGCGCCGCCTCGCCGGACGTGCGTAAAAAACTCCGTGAGCGTGCCCGCTACGAGGTGGCCAACAACTCCTATGCCCGCGGGATCGTGCTCACGCTGGCCAATGACTGTATCGGAACCGGCCCGCGTCTCCAGCTGCTCACCGAGGACGCCGAACTCAATCACCGCGTCGAGATGGCCTTCGCCGACTGGGCGCACTCTGTCAACCTCGCCGAAAAACTCCGCACGATGCGGATGGCCAAGGCGACCGACGGGGAGGCGTTCGCTCTCCTGACGGCCAATCCGATGCTCGATTCCCCCGTGATGCTCGACGTTCAACTTGTCGAGACGGACCGCGTCGCGTCGCCGGTCATGTCGATCTGGCCGAGCGAGACAGACATCGACGGGATCAGCCTCGACGCCTGGGGTAACCCGCGGACGTACACGATCCTCCGTCAGCACCCGGGCGATCTGGCGGCCTGGACGACGCAGCCCGATCGGGTGGACGCGGAGGCAGTGATCCACTGGTTCCGCACGGAACGTCCGGGCCAGCACCGTGGTATCCCGGAGCTCACACCCGCCCTACCGCTTTTTGCGCAGTTGCGGCGCTACACGCTGGCGGTCATCGCGGCGGCCGAGACGGCGGCTGACTTTGCGGCGGTGCTGTTCACCGACGCGCCGGCTCAGGGCGAAGCGCAACCGCTCGAGCCGATGGACGTCGTCGAGCTCGAAAAACGCATGGCCACGGTGTTGCCCGACGGCTGGCGCCTGGGTCAGATCGAAGCCCACCAGCCGACGACGACTTACGACATGTTCAAGCGGGAGATCTTGAACGAGATCGCCCGGTGCCTGAACCTGCCATACAACATCGCGGCCTGCAACAGCTCGGGCTACAACTACGCCTCGGGACGCCTCGACCACCAGACCTACTACAAATCGATCCGTGTCGAACAGGCCCACCTGGCCGAAACCGTACTCGATCGCATTTTTATGGCTTGGGTCGACGAGGCGCAACTGGCGTTGGGCTTCAAGTTGCCATCTTCAGCCTACACCCTACAGCCGACAGCTTCTCTTGCGCACCAGTGGTTCTTCGACGGAACCGAGCATGTCGATCCGGCCAAGGAAGCCAACGCGCAGGCGACGCGGCTGGCCAGCAGCACGACCACACTCGCGGCAGAATTCGCCCGTGCCGGCAAGGACTGGGAGGTCGAGCTCCGCCAGCGGGCCAAGGAACTCAAGTTGATGCGGGAGCTCGGTTTGACCACATCGCAAACAGCACCCAAAGACGAGGAGAGCAACGCGAATGGCGCACGAAAAGCAGCCTGATTACCTGACGTTCCGCTGCCCCCTGACGGTCGAGGCGGCGGGTGGGCCGGACAAGCCGACCCCGCGTTTCCGCATGGTCGCCTACACGGGCGGCACGATGCGGATCGCCGGGTTCCCCTACCCGGTTGTCGTCGATCTCGAAGGTCTGGCGATCGAGCGCCAGGACATTCCCGTGCGCTTGGACCACAACCCTCGCCAGGGTGTCGGCCATACGCAGCGCGTCGGGATCGAGAACGGCCAGGTGATCGCCGAGGGACTCATCAGCCGTGAGACGTCGTGGGCACGCGACGTGGCCAGGAGCGCGATCAACGGTTTTCCCTGGCAGGCGAGCATCGGCGCGGCCGTCGTGGATGCCGAGTTCGTACCCAACGGCCAACGTGTGACAGTAAACGGACGGACCTTCGACGGGCCACTCCACGTGATCCACAAGGCCGTCCTCAAGGAAATCTCGTTCGTGGACAGCGGCGCCGACACGGCTACTTCGGCCCGGATCGCCGCCAACAACAAGGAGTCGAATCCCATGGAACGCGACGAATCGATCACGGACACCCGGCAGCCCGATCAGGAAACCCCCGAGTCGGACGCACCGGTCACCACGGAACCCGAACCGCAGGCCGAACAGGCTGATGAGCAACCGGCACAGGAGCCGCAGCCTGTGCAGGAGCAGGAGCCGCAGCCGGCCCCACCCACGCCACAGGCTCAAACGCCTGCCCCCGCCAACCTGCCCCCGCTCAATGCGTCGGCTGCCGATGATCAGCTGACGTGGATGCGCCAGCGCATGGCAGCCGAGACCCGGCGCGTCGAGGCGATCCGCAAGATCTGCGGAGGTAAACACGCCGACATCGAGGCCCGGGCGATCGAAGAGGGCTGGGACGAGAGCAAGACGGAGCTGCAGGTGCTCCGCGCGTCGCGGCCACAGGTGCCTGCCGTCCAGACGCGCCCGCGCAACACGGGCCCGCAAGTGTTCGAGGCGGCTGCCCTCATGGCTGCCGGCCTGCCGAACAGCCGGATCGAGGCCATCTATGCCGAGCCGGTTTTGGAAGCTGCCGACAAGCTGCGCGGCATCGGCATCCAGGAGTTCTGCGAGCTGGCAAGCGGCCAGCAGCTCCCCCGCTTCCGGCGCGACGCGGCTGGCTGGCTCCAGGCGGCGTTCAGCACGGTGTCGCTGCAAGGCATCCTGAGCAACATCGCCAACAAGATGCTGCTGGAAGGCTACAACTATGTCGAGGACGCCTGGCGCAAGATCGCGAAAATCGCATCGGTCAACGACTTCAAGGAACACACGCGCTACCGGATGACGGGCAGCTTCCAGTTCCTTCAGGTCGGCCCGGACGGCGAGCTCAAGCACGGCAAGGTGGACGAGCAGTCCTTCGGGCAGAAGGCGGACACGCACGGGATCATGTTCGCCCTGACGCGCCAGATGATCATCAACGATGACATGGGCGCGTTCACGGAGATCCCACGCCAGATCGGCATGGGTGCGGCCGAGGCGATCGCCGACGCGGTCTGGGGCCTCTGGCTGCGGAACCCGACCCAGTCGGACGGCAAGGCGTTCTTCCATGCCGACCACAACAATTATGCCGAAGGCGCCGACACCGCCCTGTCGGTCGGGGGTCTCACGGACGCGGAGGTGATGTTCGGCCTCCAGACCAAGCCGAATGGCAAACCGCTGAATGCCGAAGCGCGCACCCTTCTGGTTCCGACAGCGCTGAAGGTTCCGGCCGAGATGCTCATGAAGAGTGTCATGCTCAACGAGACGACCACGGCCAACAAGCCCAAGCCCGCAACCAACCCGCACGTCGGAAAGTTCGACGTGGTGAGTTCCGTTTACCTGTCGAACACATCGTTCACGGGCGCGTCGAGCAAGGCGTGGTATCTGTTGGCAGACCCGAACCGGCTGCCGGCCATCGAGGTGGCGTTCCTCAACGGTGTCGATAGTCCGACAGTTGAAAAAACCGACGCAGACTTTAATACGCTCGGCATACAGTTCCGCGGATTTATCGATTTCGGTGTGCGGGAACAGGACTGGCGCGGCGCACTGAAGATGAAGGGCGAGGTATAATTCTCGCCTTTTTTCCAGGCGGAAACACTCGGATCACAGGAGTAAGAACTCATGGCCAAGGCAAGGTTTATTCAAGACGGCGACAGCATTGACTACACGCCCGGCGCGGATGTGAGCGCCGGCGATGTGGTCGTGCAGAACAACATGGTCGGCATCACGAAGCTGGACATCCCTGCCAACGCGCTCGGCGCGCTGGCGACGGTCGGTGTCTACGATGTAGTGCACGTGGCTGACACCATCCAGGCCGGTGCGGCCGTCTACTGGGACGCCTCGGGCAACCCGGTGGGCGGCACGGCGGGCAGTGGAGCAGCCACCGCGACAGCCGGCAGCAACGCGTTCATGGGCTGGGCGGTGGCGGACGCCGCGGAGACAGACGCGACGGTGCGCGTCATGCTCTTCGGCGCGCCGGCGATCACGGTCAACCACTACGGCCCCCTCAACAACCTCATCGCCGACCCGGGCGATGCGGCCGCGATACCGGTGACGGCCTCCGGCCGCGTCGAGATCGTTACGGGCGCTTCCGGTGAGACCAACACACTGGCCGCCCCCACGTTCGGTGGCCAGGAACTGCTGCTGGGAATGAAGACGGACGGCGGCGGTGATCGCGTGATCACGGTCACCGGCTGTGACGATGGCAACACGATCACGTTCGCCAATGCCGGCGAGATGGTGCGGCTCGTGGCGGTGGCCAAGGATACCGGGTTCGTCTGGCGCGTGGTGGCCGATCCCGACACGATCGTGAGCACGGTGTAACCACGATGGCTGATCTTCTCCGCACAGGCTCGCAGTGGCTGGAGCAGATGCGCACGTCGCACTGCTCCAGCCCCGTCGAGTATCGGCGGAACGGGCAGGCCATCGAGGTGCAGGCGACCTTCGGGCGGACGCGTTTCGAGGTGGCCGACGAATCCGGCCTGACAATCCAGGCGCAGGTGTGGGATTTTCTGATCGGGGCAGACGTGCTTGATTTTGAGCCGGAACCAGGCGACGTGATCGCGGCCAACGGGCGCGCCTACGAGGTCATGAACCTGGCGGGTGACGGGTGCTGGCGCTGGAGCGATCCCTACCGGCAGACATACAGGATTCACACAAAGGATGTGGGCGAGGCATAGGCTGAAGGCTGAAGGCGGCAGGCTGTAGGCGCAGAGATTT